TAGTTGCAATAAGTGCCGTAGGTACGGTAAATGTTTGGGGAGAAGTAGACACAAACCAGACCCCAGACTGGCAAGGAATTACAAATACACAAAGTCCAAATTGGCAAGAAATAGCCGCATGAGGTTTTAGATGACAACTCAATACACGACAATTCTGAAGCTCGCCTTACCAGTCCAAGGGGAGCTAAGTGGTACATGGGGTGATGTGGTTAACAACAACATTACTTCGATGGTTGAAGAAGCCGTTGCAGGCCGTAAAGTTATTAACACATGGACTGGTAATTCGCACACGCTAACCAGCGCAGACGGCACTACGTCCGAGTCGCGTGCAGCAATACTAACGCTTACCGATACAGGTACGGCGCTATCAGGTGCGGGAACGGTTGTGTGCCCTGCGGCTTCAAAGATCTATATTGTTGAGAACGGTACAGCGCGGACAATCACAGTCAAGACCGCTAGCGGTACGGGTATAGCAGTACCTGTTGGCAAGAACATGGTCGTGTTCTGTGATGGTACTAACGTAGAAGAAGGCATTAGCAACATAGTCAGCCTTTCTGTTGCCGGAGATTTAAGAGTACCCGTCGGCACTACGGGAGAGCGTCCCACAGCCGCAGCAGGCCAGTTTAGGTACAACAGCACAACCGGAAAGTTTGAAGGGTATACAGATTCGTGGGGAGACATTGGAGGCGGCGAAGCTCAGTTTACGCTAAACACAATGACAGGCGACGGAAGCGACACAACGCTCACCATGTCTGTTACACCTGCTTCTGAAAACTCTATTCAAGTTTATTTTGATGGTGTATATCAGCATAAAGATACTTTTAGCTTTAGCGGAACTACACTTACTTTCAGCACTGCCCCAGCCACAGGCGTTAAGGTAGAAGTTGTTATTATTTCTACAGTAGCTGCTTCAACTACTCCGGGCGACGGTACGGTTACTACAGCTAAATTAGCAAGCGATTCAGTCACACAAGCTAAGATTGCCGACGATGCTGTAGGTGCTGACCAGTTAGCTGCAAGTGCAGTAGTCACAGCTTCTATAGTAGATGACGCAGTAACAGCAGCTAAACTTGCCTCTAGTGCAGTAGTTACAGCGTCCGTCGTAGACGATGCGATAACCTCGGCAAAAATTGCTTCAGAGCCTGTTGCGGTTGGCATAACATCAGTAGTTACCAGTGCGAGCATAACAGCTACAGTTAACACGCACGTTTACGTTAGTGCCGCTGGGCGAACTATCACACTCCCCGCCTCACCGACTATAGGTCAACGAGTCCTGATTACAGTGGGTAACTTCACTAATACAGTGGTTGGTAGGAACGGGTCGAAGATAATGAGCAGTGCGTCTGACTTAACGATGGACGCGGCGTATCTCTCCATACAATTTATATACACAGATGCAACTCAAGGGTGGGTAATGGCATGAGCAACTTTACAGATTTTATTAGCAGTGGCGGTGGTGCGTCATTCCCTACAATCTTTTTAAGTAAGTCACAGACTTGGATTCCGCCTCAAGACGGCAACATAATGATTCACGTCATTGGCGCTGGTGGTAGTGGCTCTAGTGGTAATACTGCGAGCGTAAGTGGTGGGGGTGCTGGGGGTTACTGTAGAAAAAACTCTTTAGCCGTTACAACCTCTGGATCTTTTACAGTAGTCGTTGGCGCTGGTGGAGCGCAGGTTACAGGTGAAACTGCGGGTAATAATGGAGGCAATAGCACTGTTGCTGGAACTGGTTTATCCAGCACATTAACAGCTAATGGAGGCGTCGGTGGGGAAGCAGGTACCGGTGCCGTTTCTGGTGGCACCGCCGCGAATGGCGACGTAAATAATACTGGCGGTGGCAGTGTCAAAGGCAAGGGTGGCGGCGCTGTAGGGATAACAGGCACAGGGAACACAGGTGGACAAACTGCAACTGACATGAACATTTATGGTGGAGATTGTGACGTTGTAGGAGATTTTTGGTCTTCAACATTAGGACAGTTGGCGGGTGGGACTGGTGGTATTGGTATAAGTTATAATTATGGAACCGCAACTTTTTCTGATATGCGTATTAACGGAGGGCCGCTAGCTGGCGGAGGATCTGCGTCTCAGACCCTTGCTGGTTCAGGATTAGTTACGTCTACAACGGGGGGTCATGGAGGCATTGGCGGTGGTGGTGGTGGCGCTAGAAATGCAGACTCCAACACTAATGTTCGATCTGGGCGTGGTGGCGAAGGTATTGTTGTCATCCAGTACATACCGTAAGGAGATTTAAGTGAAATACAATATTAAAGATGCTGACGGTAACATCACAAATACCATCATTGCTGATGCTGACTTTGTTAAGGCTAACTTTGACCACTATGAAGTGTGGGTAGCCCCTACGCCTACGGAACCTACAGCAGAAGAAGCTGGACGTATGTGGCGTAATGGTGAGCTAGAGTCTACAGACAAAGCAGCACAAACCCCAGACTGGCCTAACAGAGATAACATCTTAACGTATCGTCAGGCATTACGCGATTGGCCCAGTACGTCAGCCTTCCCTGACACTCGCCCAGAATTAGGAGAGTAGAATGGCTACAACAAAAATCAAAGCTACTGGTATTGCTGATAATGCAGTAACTTCTGCTGCAATCGCTGATGGTGCTATCACATCTACAAAACTTGCAGCGGGTGCTGGTGCGGGTGGAGTCTACGGAAGTTCTTCCAGCCCTGTAGTATTTACAGTTACAGTAGCCTCTAAAACTTCGGCGCATCCGTATAACGGAGATGGAAGCAGTTCAGGTTATTTCTTCGACGGGATTGAGTCCCCTGCGATCAGCCTGCACGGCACGGATAGCGTCACAGCTAACAGTGAATACGTTTACCGCTTTGACCAAGCAGACGGGTCAAACAGTGGTCATCCTTTGTTGTTTTACATGGATGCCGCTAAAACAACAGCTTACACCACGGGCGTAACAACTAACGGTACTCCGGGAAGTGCAGGAGCTTACACACAGATAGCAGTAGACAGAGAAACGCCCAGCGTTCTTTACTATCAGTGTTCAAGCCACGCTTACATGGGTAACTATGCCTACAACGCAGCTTCTACTAACTTAAATGGCATCAAAATGCCGACGGCTGATGGGAGTTCGGGCCAAGTCTTATCAACTAACGGTTCGGGAGTGTTATCTTTTGCTACTGTTGGCGGGGCTTACAATTCTTGGCTTGTCAAAACCAGCGCATATACTGCTCTAGCTGGGGATCAAATTATTGTTAACAGCGCGAGCGCAGTCACAATAACGCTGCCTGCTTCTGCAAGTGCTGGAAATACAGTAATTATTAAGGTCACAGGTGGCGGTACAGTAACCGTTGGGCGTAACTCACAGAAGATAAACTCAACGGCGGCTGATGGAACTATACTAAGCGGAAGTGCCACTCAGCTTGTATTTGTAGACAGCACAGTCGGATTCTTAGAAATCTAAACGGAGATTTAATATGGCAGTTATTTTAGGCTCGAAACCCCCTATACCTCTTACACAGGTTGTTATAGGAGACTCGAAAACTTTTACAGCCCCAATAACAGGAAGGATAAAAGTAATTATTACTGGTGGCGGGGGTCAAGGCGCGTTTCTTGCTAATAAAAACGCCACAGTAGAATCAAACGTAGGTGATGGAACTGGCGGTGGCGGTGGAGGCTATAGTGAAAAAACTTTTGCTGTAACAGCAGGGGAAACCTTCACTGTCACTATTGGTGCTGGTGGCACTAGTGCGGTTGCAGTGAACGACGTTAACTCTTCAAGAGTGGGTAACGCCGGGGGCAACACTACCTTTGTTACAGCTTCCGCAGCGGTGTCTGTGAACATGGCTGCTAACGGTGGGGGCGCTGGACAGTATAGCGCAAGCACTTCTAGTGCTGTTACTACCGCTGGAGGAACAGGCGGCACAGCTAGTGGTGGAGACTTTAATTTTACTGGGGGCGCTGGGGGAACTATTACTCGCGTTGCAGGGTGCCCAAATAATGCCGCAGTAACAGGAGGAGGCTCTGTTTCTATTACTGGTACTGCCTTTACAGGTGGTGATGTAACCATGACAAGTGCTGTTGGCAGTCAAGATAAAATTATTTCTACTGGCGGTGGGGGTGTTGGTGGAGATGGTGGTCATGTTTTAGGCCTTACTAGCAGTGATGCATTTGCCTATGTAAGTACGGGAGGATCAGCAGCACGGGAAGGCAATACAAGTTCTGCTGCTATTACTGCTGGTAATTTTTCTGTTACTGAGACTTCGGGAGCGCCTATTACTGACGCAACAATCAGCGGTCTTGATGCCCAAGGGAAAACTCAATCTGGTAATTGGTACTATGGAGGGTTTGCTTTTGCTTCAGATTCCTTTAATGGCGCGGGAGGAAGCGGCTCTGCGATGTCAAATCCCAGTAATATTACTACTTGGTATGGTTATGCTGGTTCCGGCGGTGGATTTGGTGGTGGTGGCGCTGTAAGCCTTGTAAGCGGTACAGATACAAACACAGCCAGCGCAATTAGAGCAGGTCACGGAGGCACTGGTGGCGGCGGATCAGGTGCTTTCAGCGGCCCATTTTCTACCTCTACCTCTGCTACTAATCGCGCATGGGCATCGGGTGGTAATGGCGTTTGCATCATCATGTTTGTTTAACGGAGGCTACAATGGCTATTTACATTATAAAAAATGAAAGCAACGAAGAGATTAACCGCATTGTAGCTAATAAAGAGTTTGTTGAGGCAAACCATGCTGGTAGATACGAAGAAGTTGTGCCTGCTGGCAACCCTGTATCACCAGAAGTTGCTGCAAGGTTGTGGCGTAATGAGGAACTTGAAGCTACAGACTTCATCGTACCTTTGTCTGACCACCCGCAACAAGCAGCGTACATGACGTACAGGGCTGCATTGCGTGATTGGCCTAGCACTTCAGACTTTCCAGATACCCGACCAACACTAGGATCATAACGATGGGATTTTTAATCAACGTATTTCATGGCGTGACCTTTGCCATAGCA